CGATGAGTTAGATTTGATCGGTGGTACTGAATTGGTCAATGGTAGTACCGTGTATCGTGAAGGCGCAGTCCTTCTTGCGATGCGTGAGGGTGCTGTTCTGTTGATTGACGAAGGCGATCTTAATAACACTAAGATTCTTTGCTTAATGCCGATTCTTGAAGGCAAACCATATCTGAACAAAAAGACTGGTGAGATTATAAAACCAGCCGAAGGTTTTAACATCTTCATTACTGGTAACACCAAAGGTCAAGGTTCAGAGGATGGTCGTTTCGTTGGCACCAAAGTCATGAACGAAGCATTCCTTGAGCGTTTCGCGATTACGATGGAACAAGAATATCCAACGATGGCTGTTGAGAAGAAAATTATCATCAAGAATATGGAAAAGGAAGATTGTCTTGATGAGGATTTTGCATCTCGTCTTGCTGAATGGTCTGAGAATATTCGTAAAACATTCAAAGAAGAAGCTTGTAATAATCTCATTACAACTCGCCGTCTGACTCATATTGTAAAGGCTTATTCGATTTTCCGTGATCGATTGAAGTGTATCAATCTTGCGTTGAATCGTTTTGACGATGAAACTAAAATTGGTTTTCTTGATCTTTACACTAAGATTGATGAAAGCGTCAATCCTAAACCAGAACCTGTGGTTGCTGCTGAGGCACCAGCTCCTGAGACTACGGAAGCATTAAACAATTCTGTTTCTCAACCAGTTCAACCAGTAATTAATAATCCGACTCCTGTTTTGTCTCCTATTCGGACAACTGGTTATATACATCCTGCAACGACAACGATTAATACAACAAATAACATTGATGAATTGATGCCTGATGATGTTCATATTGAATATGATCATAATGCAAACACAATAACTGTAAAATCATTTGGTCAAACAACTATTATTCCGAAAGAGCAACTTGAGGATGCTAATTTGACGCCTGAGTCGCTTACACTTGAAGCTTTGAAAAAGCATAAAGCTAACTCTACGAAGATTTGATTTGACTTTTACAAGAATTTCAACTATAATAGTTGAATATCGTAAATTATGCCGCTAAGTTTACGATTACATGTCTGGTGCGGTATTTTTGGAGATTTTGATTATGTCTGCTATTAATTCAATGTTGAACTATTTGGTCAAGGGAAATCAAGTTACCAGCCGTCAGGCTCGTGCTATGTTTAAAGTTGACCATATTGCTGACGTTGTGTATCGTTTACGCAACGAAGGTCACTCAATCTACACCAATCGTGTTAAGTTGAGCGACGGCACTAAAGCATATGCTTATCGTCTTGGCAATCCAAGCAACCAATTCTCAAAGTATTTTGAGTCTGGTCATATTGCTCGTGCTCGCAAGACTTTGTACCGCAATGCTATTGCTACTACAATGGCTGCCTAATAAAATAGGTATAAGTCTGTATTGAAATGGGGGGCGAAAGCCCCTCATTTTCATTTGACATTGCATAAGTAACATTATATAATACTCTCATATGTCAGGAGAACCCAAATGGTCAAAGTAATAGTAGCAAGTGTAAAACACGAGGCATCAGACTTTCTAGGAAAGTTTTTAGACGACTCTCATTATGACACTTTAATTACAGAAGATACTGACTGTTATATCGATGAAGCGGATGATGAGCGCAGAATCGCATTTAAATTCCGTAAGAACTTCTTTACAAAAGAAGAACAAGAACAAGCTTATCTCGGTTTAAGAGAAGCTGCAACTCAATCTCAAAATAGAGGATTAGCTGCTGGACCCCGTGGTGAAAAACAAGGTCAACGTGATTGGGCAACTGTTGAGCAATTAGATATTATTGATTATGTTTCTAAAATTGATGAAGATTCACCATTCGTAGATTTAGAAAGTGATATTGAGACTGTAAAAGCTAAAGCAAGAAATAAAACAGATAATCGCGGATTAGTTTGGCTGGCTTTAGAAATACAAAAACATAATTTTAATTTTGATAAATGGGTAAAAAGTCTTAATACTAAAACTTTAAAAGAAGCTAAAGAAGAAGCTATCTGGATTCGTCAAGACCTTATCTCAGACACAACTTATGCTAATGCTGTTTATTCTGGTATTGCTGGTTGGTTTGACCGTTATCCTCGCATCCCTTATGGTCGTGCTACTTCATATACCCAACGTCATTTTGATAAGTTTCAATTAGCATTCCCATTTTTACAATCACTAAATCGTGGTTTTAAAGATCTATTGCCATGGAGATATGGTAATCAAAGATCTGCCGCTGATAAAATTGATCCTAGATTTTTAGTTCCTGATACTGTATTTACTACAATTACTGTTAATAAAAACTTTAGAACAGCTGCTCACTTTGACGCTGGTGATTTTTCTGATGGTTTAAGTAATTTACTTGTTCTTTCTAATGGAAAACAATTCAGCGGTGGATACTTAGTGTTTCCTGAATATGGTGTTGCTGTAGATGTTCGTCCAGGTGATTTGCTTCTGGTCAATAATCATGAAGTGATGCATGGTAACACCCCTATCGTGTTAGATGATCCTGCTGCTGAAAGAATTAGTCTTGTTTGTTATCTGAGAGAAAAGATGTTAGAGCTTGGCTCTTATGAATATGAAACACTTAGATTCGAATTTGTAGAATCTCGCCGTAAGAATCCTGAACATCCACTACAAAGAAAGTTATGGAATGGTATCAGCGAAGGCATGTGGACTTCTAAGGAATGGTACGACTATCTTGAAGCCAATGGTGGTAAAGAAATGTTGGATAAATATCATCCAGAAGTGTATGAAACTGAAAGTTCCCTTGAAAGCTTATTTGGATAATCTATGAAAATATTGACTGTTGTTCATGACTTTAATAATTTTGGCGGTATTATTGCTCACACAGAACAGCTGATGGCAGGATTTAAACATCTTGGTCATCAAGCTGATTTTGTATATCTTCGTTCCACCAAATCTGGTGGAACAATGTCATCTAAACTAGATGAAGGATATGAACTTGGTGAAGGAACTGGTGTTCCAGTACATCAAGGTAAAGGCTGGCGTACAGACTATCTTTCATTTATAAATGATGATGATGTAAATAAGTTTGTAGAAAAAGCAAACCAATATGATCTTATCATTTGGGAATCTATTTTTGGTTTTAAGAATCAAGAAAGTGAAGGCAAAACATCTTGGCTTAAGATGATTACTGATGTGAAAGCCAAACAAATCGTTATCGTTCACGATGGCAATCTAAGGAAGAATTATCCTTGGATTCATAACATTAGAAAGCATATCACTGGATTAGCATGCGTACACCCGAGCGCACATAATCAAGCAGCTGCTATGGAGATTCCTAGAGCGTTGATTCTAAATCCTCAAAAGATTGTAAAGAAAAAAACAAAGAGTTTCTCAGAGCGAGAAAACACTATCCTTTCAATCCAAACATTCAAACGTTGGAAACGTGTAGATGATCTAGTTGCCGCTGTTCCTTACATCAATGGTAAAGTTATTGTCGGTGGTGATGGTATTGAGCGCGCATACATGGCTTCTGTTGATAAGTGTAAAGATGAATATTATTGCACCAAAGAGCGCGATTCTCACGCTACACCTGATAGAATCGGTAAACGTATTTGGGAAAATGCGCTGAATACTAATATGGAATATATTGGTTTCATTACAGAAGCTAAACGCGACGAATACTTACAAGATGTAAAGTTTCTTGTAGATCCTTCTTGGTCTAAAACTTATGGTGAACATTTCAATCGTGTAATCGTTGACGCTATGAAGCAAGGTGTTGTTCCTATTGCTCGTAATCTTGGCGTTTCAACCAATGAAGACGGTATCGGTATGTTCAAACCTAACGAAAACTATCTTATGATCCCATGGGACGCTACACCAAAACAATTTGGTGATATGGTCAACCAGTATCTAAATATGGATCCTAAACAATACGATAAGATCGTTGAAAATAATTGGAAGTTTATTGAAAGATTTGAACGCAGTTTGATTGCTGATCAATATGTTGAATTGTCTGACGGTGTGGATTGGCTAACAATTGAAACTGGTAAGTATGATAGCAAACTAGATAATACAATTGATAGTGTTTGGTGTGATCATTTCGGTTTTACTGAAAAGCTAAACTCATCTAGCAGTCTAGAGTTTTTATTCTCATGACTATATAGAATGTGGGTTATGTTTTTTTTATTTTTATTTTTGAGGTGTTAAATGCAATTGCAAATTTCTGTAGAAGAACTTAGAAAAAATAAATTATTTGTTGCTACTCCAATGTACGGCGGCAACTGCTTAGGAATGTATGCAAAATCTTGCCTTGATCTTCAAGGGATTTGTACACAATACGGTATTGAAGTTCGCTTCTCATTCATCTTCAACGAATCATTAATTACTCGTGCTCGTAACTATCTTGTTGACGAATTCCTTCGTTCAGGATTTACACACATGTTGTTTATCGATTCTGACATTCACTTTGATCCACGTGATGTCATTGCTTTATTAGCACTTGATAAAGATGTTATTGGTGGACCATATCCTAAGAAGTCGATTAAATGGCCAGCCATCATGCAAGCAATGAAGCGCAATGATGAAATGAGAAAAGCTAATCCTGAAGTTCCAGAATTAACTCCAGCTGAACTTGAAAAATGTGCTGGCGATTATGTGTTCAACGCCGTTGCTGGAACTGGTCAGTTTAACGTTGGCGAACCATTAAAGGTTATGGAGATTGGTACTGGTTTTATGATGGTCAAGCGTGATGTGTTTGAACGTTTCCAGAAACAATATCCAGAATTCCACTATAAACCAGATCATGTTGGTCAAGCAAACTTTGACGGAACTCGTTACATCCATGCATTCTTTGATACAGTTATTGATACCAAACGAACAATCACTCTTCAACAAGATTACGGCACTATGAAAGCTGGTGACGTTATCGAAGTCGGTGGATCAGATCGTTATTTGTCCGAGGACTATATGTTCTGTCAATTGTATCGTAACATGGGTGGCGAAATCTGGTTATGTCCATGGATGAAGACTCACCATGTCGGAACCTATGCATTTACTGGAGATATGGCTGCTGTGGCTAACTACGTTGGAACTCTCTAATGATTATTGGATTGGTTGGTTTAATCGGCGCAGGTAAAGGTACTGTCGCCGATATCCTAGTAGATAAACACGGATTCATTAAAGAAAGCTTCGCTAACAGTGTCAAAGACTCTGTTAGCTTTGTCTTTGGTTGGGATCGTGAAATGCTAGAAGGCGCTACTTCTGAATCTAGAGAATGGCGCGAAAAGCCTGATAAATTCTGGTCAGAGAAACTCGGTAAAGAATTCTCACCAAGAATGGCACTCCAACTGATGGGAACTGAAGCAGGTCGGGATGTATTTCATCCTGACTTGTGGATCTTTACAGCCTTGCGTAGAATGCAGCCAGATAAGAACTATGTTCTCGCTGATGTAAGATTCCCTAATGAAATACAACGCATTCGCGAAGCTGGTGGTAAGATTGTGTGGGTTCGCCGTGGAACGCTGCCTGAATGGTATTTGACTGCTAGAGATAATTCAGAAATGATGAGAAATGTTTACCCAGATGTACATTATAGCGAATGGGCTTGGATTGGTCAAAAGATAGATGTTGTTATTGAAAACAATAAAACTTTGAATGACTTACAAGATAAAGTTAATTTGCTTTTATGATTGAATTGGTTTATAATATTGTTTCGTTTGATAATGGAGAAATAAGATGAAATTGAGTGAAAATACTTTGGATATTTTGAAAAACTTTGCTTCCCTAAATCAAGGGATTGTTATTAGACCTGGAAATGTTTTGAGAACTGTTTCTGAAAACAAAGCAGTTCTAGCTGAAGCAACCGTTGAGGAATCATTCCCAAATGAGTTTGGAATTTATGATCTACATAAACTCTTGAGCGTTGTTTCTAGCAATAAATCTTCTCCCGATATTTCTTTTGAGAAAGAATATCTTTCTTTTACTTCTGTTGGTAAGATTCGAATTCGTTATAGCGATATTAGTCATATTCTCGCACCACCAAAGAAAAGCATTGAGCTTCCTTCTGTAGATGTAAGTTTAGACTTTACTTCTGAAATTCAAAATTGGATTTTCAGCACCGCCGCAATCCTTAAAGCACCAAACATCGTTGTTAAGTGTAATGGTGAGGGTGAAGATATTAACATTCTAGCTATGGATGTTAAAGGCGAAATCGTTGACGACGCTTCTGTTAAAGTTAATGGTGAATCTGATACAGCTTTCCAAGCTGTCTTTAAAGTTGAAAACTTGAAGATTCTTCCAGGCGCATATAAAGTTGAAATCTCTTCATCTGGTGTCAGTAAGTTTACAAATGAATCTAAGAATGTATCTTACTGGATTGCCATTGAGAAAGGTTCTTCTAAATTCGGGAAGTAATCAATGATTATTGATTCTTTTATGTTCTTCAATGAGTTTGATATTCTTGAAGGACGTTTAGAGTATTTGTATGATGTGGTTGATCGGTTCGTGATTGTAGAATCCAACCGATCACATACATGCAAACCTAAACCTTTATACTTCAAACAAAATCAAGCCAGATATAAAAAGTATATGGATAAGATTGTTCATGTTGTTTATAAGAACATGAATACTTCTACACCTAATGCTTGGATTCATGAGAACGCTCAACGCAATTATATGCTTGAGGGTTTGAATGATTGCCCAGATGATGCTTGGGTTATGATCGGTGACGTTGATGAGATTCCAGATAAAAAGAAACTGGTCTCAATACTGGAAATTATAACCAACGACAAGCAATATGGAACAACTGAGAGGTTTTCTTTTCAGCAAAGAATGTTCTATTATAACTTCAATCAATTTAATTCTATTTGGTGGCGTGGTACTCAATTAGCTAAGAATAGATTAGTTAAAGAAATGATGCCTCAATTTGTTAGAGATCGCAGAACAGATAAAGATCTCTTAGTCATAAATGATTCTGGTTGGCACTTAACGTATTGGGGTCAGCCTGAAACAATTAGATACAAAATTGAGAACTTTGCCCACCAAGAATATAATGATGAGCAATATAAAAGTCTTGATCATATTCAAGAAAGTATGAAGAAAGGTAAAGATCTTTTTGATCGTAGTGAATGGGGAACTCTCGTAAAGTGCGATCGAAGATCATTAGATGATGATATGTTAAAAGTATTTGGTAAATATGAGGTGAACGTATGATTCAGAGTTATTCCCCAACGCAATTGAAAGAAATCAAAGGTAAGTTTGACGAGATCAGTGCATCTTACACTCGCGTTTCTGCTGAGAAAGATTTAGTAAAAGAAATCTTCAATGATCTTAAAGATCAATATGAGCTTCCGCCTAAGATTGCTCGTAAGTTAGCTAAAGCATATCACAAACGCAATCTTGCTGAAGTTCGTGCTGAGCATGAGGAATTTGAGGAAACTTACGAAACTGTATTTGAAAAACAGCCGTAAATGACGCTTGACGAATTACCTGTAAATAGAAATGCGATCATCACCAAATGTGACAATGTAAGATTCGGAGATATTGGCTGCGCTTGCGGTCAAGAAATTCGAGTGATAGCAAAAGCCTCATTCGGTGGTCCGATCGCTTTTCGTGTTGGTAGTGATACGTTTGCTTTTAAAATTGAAGAAGCAAAACAAATTGAAGTGGAGTTATTATGATAGATGATGTGAATATGTTATGGGTTGAGAAGTATCGTCCAAAAACAATTGAAGATTGTGTTCTTCCTGAACGTCTAAAAAAACCTTTTCAAGAATATGTAAACAAAAAAGAAATCCCCAATATGATTCTTGCTGGCTCTGCAGGTGTTGGCAAGACTACTGTTGCGAGAGCAATGTGTGAAGAAGTCGGCGCTGATTATATCATGATCAACGGATCGGATGAATCAGGCATCGATGTTCTTAGAACAAAGATTAAAGGATACGCCTCAGCAGTTTCTTTAATGGGCGGTCGCAAGGTTGTTATTATCGATGAGGCTGATTATTTAAATCCTAATTCAACTCAGCCAGCTTTCCGTGGAGTTATTGAAGATTTCGCCAGTAACTGTTCATTTATCTTTACTTGTAATTATAAAAACAGAATCATCGCTCCGCTACACAGTCGTTGTACTGTAATTGACTTTAGATTACAAAACGGCGAAAAGGCAAAGATGGCTTCTGCTTTTATGAAGCGCATCGATACAGTTCTTAAAAATGAAAAAGTTGAGTTTGATCCTAAAGTTTTGGCTGAGGTTATAACCAAACACTTTCCAGATTATCGCCGAGTGTTAAACGAACTTCAACGATATTCTTCTTTTGGAAAGATTGATGTTGGGATTCTTTCAGCAGACGCTAATCTTAGAATTAAAGATTTGCTTGGTTGGATTAAAGATAAGAATTTCAACGAAGTTCGTAAGTGGGTTTCTAACAACTCTGATAATGACGTTAATCTAATCTATCGTGAAATTTACGATAACTTATATGAAGTCTTAAAGAAAGATTCTATCCCAGCTGCTGTAATGTTATTGGCGAAGTATCAATACCAAGCCGCATTCTGTGCAGATCAGGAAATTAATCTTTTGGCTTTTTTGACGGAATTTATGATCGAGTGTGAAGTCAATGCCTGATTTATTTAAAGAAATAATCCCAAGCATTCTCCAAACTAAAGTTTTAGTGATTACGGACGATGACTCGGCTAAAGATTATCAACCTTTTGTTGTAAACAAAGCTCTATCTCATCATCCAGATACTATAATGCAAGCAAATAGAATGAATACGTCATATCATTTGCACAAGAAATCGCAATATGACTATCTTATAAATAGTGTTAGAGGAAAGAAAAGACCATTTACTAAATGGCACAAAGCCTCTGATACGAATGATTTGGAAGCAGTTAAGTTATTTTTTGGCTATTCTACTAGACATGCAAGAGAAGCACTTAAATTATTAACTGATAAACAAATTGAAATTATAAGAAAAAAAACAGATATAGGTGAATGACATGAGCGTTGATAATTTAATTGAGGTTACTCTTGCCGAAAAAGATGACTTCCTAAAAGTCCGCGAAACTCTTACTCGCATCGGCGTTGCAGCAAAGAAAGAAAACGTTCTTTATCAGTCTTGTCACATTCTACATAAACAAGGCAAGTATTACATTGTGCATTTTAAAGAACTGTTTGCACTAGACGGTAAGCCATCAAGCATTGTTGAAAATGACTTGGCTCGCCGCAATGCAATTATTAATCTATTGGAAGAATGGGGTTTAATCAAAGTTGTAAATCCAGATTCTATCAAAGAACCACGTGCACCATTGTCACAAATCAAGATTATCGCATTTAAAGATAAAAATGAATGGCAATTAATTGCTAAGTACAATATTGGTAAGAAGAAAAAAGAAGTTTAATATTTTATGGCTGTACGGCTCCCATGGCTCGACTATCTTTTGATAGACATTGAGAAAGATAGTTATTTGAAAAAGTTTTATCCTTTCTTCAAAGTTGTAATAGAACAGGCTCGAAACAAAGACATTACAGCGGAACAAGCTGCTGGACAATTACAAGCAATAGTTCCTTCTATTCTAAGTGGTACTGAAAAAGAACACTATAGAATTACAAATTTATTGGAAGCCGTTGTTTCATATACTAAAAAAATAGATTGACCTTTACAAAAGTTTAATATATAATATTCGTAAGTGCTCAAAAGAGGCTTACGTTTCATTAACTTGCTTTAAAAGGAGTCAATTATGACACATTTAAATTTACACCCAGATGTCGCTAAGATTTGGAACTCATTCGATGTAAATCGTTTAGCTCCATCAACTGTTGGTTTCGATCGCGTGTTCGAAGTTCTCGACCATGTAGCCGATGCAGTGGGCAACCACACCAACACCTTCCCGCCAGTAAACGTAGTTCGTGTTGAAGATTTCAAATACAACATCGAATTAGCAGTCGCTGGTTATAAGATGGAAGAAATCGAAATCACAGCAGCAAAGAACTCTCTAAAGATTGAGGGTAAGAAATCAGAGAAAGATGAACGCACATATCTTGTAAAAGGTATTGCTGGTCGTTCATTCACTCGCAGCTTTGTTTTAGCTGACACTGTGGTTGTTCGCGACGCAGTTCTAGCAGATGGCATTCTTTCTATCTCATTAGAAAATGTTATTCCTGAAGAACAAAAACCACACAAAGTGGAAATCACTGTACCGAAGGCTTCTAAGAAGTAATTTGTGAAAGACAAATTTATATTATTTTACTTTGATGTAGCAAAGAGAGTTGCAGAACTCTCTCATGCCAAGAGGCTAAAAGTGGGTGCGGTGATTGTTAAGGATCACCGCATCCTTTCTTACGGATACAACGGCACACCTGCTGGCTTTGATAATTGTTGTGAATTTGAAGTAACTGAATTTCAAACTGAATACGGTGTTGGATCTAAATTAGTTAAAACTGGCGAGCTTAAAACTAAGCCAGAAGTAATCCATGCCGAAATGAACGCCATTGCTAAAATTGCATATCATGGCGATTCATGTAAAGAAGCAACAATGTTTCTAACTCACTCTCCCTGTATAGAATGTGCGAAAATAATTCTACAGAGTGGTATATCTGATGTTTATTATTTGCAAGACTATAGATCAACAGCTGGTGTTGATTTATTAAAGTCTCGCGCTATTGCTGTGACAAAATATGAAAAAGATTCTCTTCTACGCGCACCAACTTAATTATCGCGGAACCACTAATTCTTTAGTGGATTATGCTGAATTCAATCAATCAGTGCTTGGTAATGAAAGCACGATTGTATACAACGCATCTTTCAATGATGAGGGATTAGATATTCTTTCTAATGATGATGTTGTTGAAAGTATCAAAAAAAGATTTAATGTTATTGCTTATGAAGCTGGTCCAGAAAAGAACTTTGACAAGTTAAATGATATTGCTTCTAAGTATGATTTGTTTTATTTTCAAAAAGCAGGGTTAAGAGAAAACCCTGAGATCACATCAACTAAAACAGCCAATCATGCAGTGTTTCAATACTGCGATCCACATGGCGATCGATATGCTTATATCTCTGAGTGGCTGTCAATGAACAATAAGCAGACACACAATATAGATGTTCCTTTTGTTCCATATGTTGTTGATCTGCCTCCACCAAATAAAGATTTGAGAAAAGAGTTAGGAATTCCAAAAGATAAGTTTGTTTATGGTCGACACGGTGGACAATATACATTTGATAAAGGGTTTACTTGGTCTGCTATAAAATACATTGCTGAGAATAGAGACGACATAGTATTTCTGTTTGCAAATACTATGAAAGTTGTTGAGCATCCAAATATAATTTACTTAGAACCATTTTTTGGTAATCAAGAGAAATCTAATTTTGTAAATGCTTGTGATGCCATGATTCATGGACGCAATCTAGGTGAGTCGTTTGGTGGTGCTATTTGTGAGTTTCTATTTTTCAATAAGCCAGTAATGGCGTGGGAAGGTGGATTTGATCGCAACCATGTGTTGCTTCTGAATTCATCTGGATTATTATATACACAGGATACTGTTTTGAGTAATATGTTACATCTTAAAGAGTATATTGTTGGCAAAGATTTTAAACATATTGTCGAACCATTTACGCCTAAGAATGTTATGAACAAATTTGAAGAAGTGTTTATTAAATGAAAAAAGTATTATTTTACAGCCATCAACTTAATCTTAGAGGCACGACAAATGCTATCGTGGATTATGCAGAATACAATCAAACTATTCTCGGTAACGAAAGTACAATCATTTTTAATTCTGGATTAAGAGATCCAGGAAAGTTAGATATTCTTTCTGATCAAAATGTCATAAACAAACTCTCAAAAAGATTTAATGTTATTGGTTATGATGCTGGTCCAGATGATAACTTTGGACCAATGGAAAGCATCGCTGCACAATATGATCTGTTTTACTTTTTGAAAGCTGGCAAAAAAGAAAAGCCAGAAATAAAAAGCACAAAGACAGCAAACCATGTAGTGTTTCAAGCATATGAGCCGCATGGTGATGTTTACGCTTATGTTTCAGAGTGGTTAAGCAATCATTGCTCTGATGGATTATTACAATATGTTCCGCATATTGTTAGTCTGCCGCCACCAAATCTGGATGTAAGAAAGAAACTTGGAATACCAAGAACTAAGTTTGTATTTGGTCGTCATGGTGGAATGACAACTTTTGATCTTCCATTCGTACACAAAACAATTGAGAATATTGTAACTACCAGAGATGACGTTGTATTTCTAATGGTGAATACGAAGAAGTTTTTAGATCACCCAAGTATTATTTACTTGCCATCGTTTTTCGGTGCACAAGAAACTTCTAATTTTGTTAATGCTTGCGATGCGATGATTCATGGTAGAAGTCATGGTGAATCTTTCGGATTAGCAATTTGTGATTTCTTATATCACAATAAGCCTGTGTTAGCATGGGAAGGTGGAATAGATAAAAACCATGTAACATTGTTGGGTAAACATGGATTACTTTACAACGAACAGAATTTACATGCAAAAATGATTCATGTTAGAAATATATTGAATAGAAACTTTAAACGAATAGTTGAACCTTTTAGTCCTGAAAATGTTATGAAGAAATTTGATGAGGTGTTTATAAAATGAAAGTATATATTGGTCCGCACCACAAATGGATTGGTCCATATCAAATTGCTTATGCGCTTTGCTTTTGGGTAAAGAAAGTCAAAGACGAAGAATGTGGCGATGAAGACTTCCCTCAGTGGGTGCACGAATTCGGCACTTGGTTAGCCGAAGATAAAAATGGCAATGATTCTTTGTTGGCCAAATTTTGCCTGTGGGTAGACAAGAAGCGCCAGCGCAAAGTCAAAATCCGCATCGACAATTATGACACATGGAACATGGGCGACGATTTAGCCATGGTCATTCTTCCAATGCTAAAGCAACTAAAAGCAACTAAACATGGTTCGCCTTATGTTGACCTTGAAGATGTTCCTGAGCACTTACGCGCCAATTTAAATCAAAAATCTTTTGACTTCTATGATGAAGGCGAACAAGATGAATGGGACATGGTTCACAAACGTTGGGATTATGTTTTAGATGAGATGATTTGGGCATTTGAACAAGTTGTTGATAAAGAAAATGATAAGCAATTTTACACTGGTGAAATTGATCATTTAATTCTTCCAATTGATAGAGAAGGAAATGCTCTCGGACCAGCAGTTCCATTCGGAAGCAAAGATAGAGTGAAAGCACCAATGTATAAAATGGTAGAAGGACCAAATCATACTCGCAAGTATGATTATGCGGCGCATGAGAAGCATGATGAACGCATCAAAAACGGTCTTCGCCTGTTCGGGAAGTACTACCATGGGCTCTGGGACTAGCCCCTCCAAAGCGATTTTAGGAGCTTATGGAGCATTTGCAAGTTATTGATTTTATTACAATTATTATACTTTACTTTTATGCTCCAGTTTAGTATAATAGTTGTATAAAATAGTGATGGAGGATACTGTGAGTACATATCGCAAAAGTGTTTTGACTCCTCGCGCTCGCGAGATTTTTGATCCAACCAATAAAGACCATTTAATTGACTATGCACAATTCATAAAGCACAATAGTTGGAAAGATGGTTGTGGTTATTTGCTAGAAGATCCATTTGAGGATATTCCCTCAATGATCAATGCCAAAGTTGTAGAACATTTTCTAGCAAAGTACATGGTGTAATTTTATGATGGTTTATACTCGTACAAGTTTCAAACCAAAAAAGAAACGTAAGCCGAAAGGTGTTATTGCTAAGAAACTAAAGATTTCAAGTATACAAAAATTCAATACTTTGAAAGTTCCAAACTATTCCAGCAGTTCGTTGCGTGTTGGCGCAGACGCTGCTTCTTCTTTACCATCGTTGGTTTCAACGACACAATTCATTCCTAACAGGACAGGTATGATGGATCCAGCCAAATTGGCTAAGGAAAGTCCTGAAGTCCGCGATGCTATTATCGCAAAGTCTAAGCGTCTTGCTCCTGCTTATTCGAAAGGTGCTGTTCAGTACATTACTGATGACGCTGATATTCAAACCCTAGGAAGGAAAATAAAATGAGTGAAAAAGATCCAGACCAAGCCATCGTAGAACTGTATGATAAAATCTATCAATTCGCTGGAGAAAATTTTGGTGAATATGATCCATTGGCTGTTGCTGCAGTAATGATGGCTACTGCTTTAAGAATATATAAAACAGGATTGCCTGATGATGATTTTGATAAAATGGTTCAACATGTTTATGATAATAGACACAAAGTCCTTCCATTTGATACTCCAAAGTTACAATGAAAATTAATGTGATGTCTGACCTGCACTTAGAGTTCGCCTCCATGGTACTTCCTGGAGGCGACGTGCTTTT